ACGATGCTCTAGTCTCAAGAAGATAATTAGAGCAGGTAGACGGCTTGGCAAAACAGAGTGCGCCGCAATCCTTATTCTTTGGTTACTCTATACCAATTCGCACTATACGGTTCTTGTTATCTGTCCATTCCAGAGTCAAGTAAAGAGAATATTCGATGTTCTTAGAAAGTTCATAGGAGATTCTCTAACATATAGTCAGTCAGTCTCAAGAGACGTAAGTAGTCCATTTAATAGTATCCATATGGTTAATGGATCTTCTGTAATGGGATTCTCTTCTGGATCTAATTCAGGCGGTAAGAGTTCTCAGGTTAGAGGTCAAGATGCAAACTGTATCATCCTTGACGAAGCCGACTTCCTTGGGGATGAAGATCTTGAATCTATTCTCGCTATCTTAGCTTCTCACCCTGACTGCTTATTATGGGCTTCTTCTACTCCAACTGGAGCAAGAAGATTCTTCTTTAACTGGGCCATAAACAAAACAGACGGATTTAAAGAATTCCATTTCATATCTGCTGAATCACCAGTATGGACAGAGAACACTAACGCATTCCTTAAGAATAATTACTCAGAAGGTGGTTTTAATAGAGAATTCTTATCTGAGTTCGGTGATGAAACTGCTGGTGTATTTAAGGGCTCCGATATTAATAAATCATTACGCTCATATCACCTAGGTACATGTCAGTACGATCCGGGATGCGCCTATGTAATAGGTGTTGACTGGAATGGGGAAGCTATAGGGACTCATATTGTTGTTGTCGAGTCACATCTAGACGCAATATCTGGTATTAAATATAGGATGGTAGAAAAAGTTATCATAGATAAGTCAGAGTTCACACAGCTTAAAGCAGTTGAAGAGATAATTAGACTAAATTACAAGTGGAATGCTAATTTTATATATGTAGACTACGGATACGGTGCTACTCAGGTCGAAATGCTTAAGAGATATGGTAAAGAAAATCCACACTCAAAGCTTGATAGAAAAGTAGTCGGCATTCACATGGGCGGCAATATTGAGATTAAAGATCCAGTCACAAGAGAAGACGTAAAGAAACCAGCAAAACCATTCATGGTAGGTGTTGCAGCAAGACAAGTTGAATCAGATAGATGTATATTCCCAGAGAGTGAAGATACAGATGTACTTGTTTCTGACGAGAATGAAGAAACTGGGACAATGGGTGTCGTTCAACAGATGCGCCAGTTCAAGATATTGAAAATTGCTAAGAACGGTTCACCCACTTATTCCGGAGAGAATGAACATACGCTTACGGCATGGATGCTTGCTATACTTGGGTTCTTCCTTGAAATGTCTGATATCAATAAGATAATGTCTTCTGCTACAGTTAGGTTTTCTGGTCATATTGGTAATAAAACAGGAGAGGGTTCTCCAGAACAAATAGCAAAAAATGATGCAGAGGTTAAGAAGAGATTATCACCTAGAGGCAGGACTATCCCCTCTAAGCCAATAATGATGCAGAGTAATGCCCACAATGTTCTTAAGCGTGATAAAGTATTAAAGATATTCAGAGAAAATAATAGTAATCCATACAAAGGATTTGGCGGACCAGGTAGAAGGACTACATTCTAATGCAAAAAGGCATCTATTTTGACGGTAATCTTGAGTTCAAAAGACCAAGAACACTTGGTGTATCTGAATCTCAACCTCAAGATGTTATAACGTCAAAAGAGGATGATATCGAGGAGATAGCTAATGCTGTCTTCTCTAATTTCGAGAATGCGTCAGACAAAGCTAATGTATTAATGAATTACATTTCTAAAGTTGCAAACAAGTATGTAATTCCCGTTCCAGAAGAATCATTTGAGATAAGAGCCGCAGTAACAAGATTTGATTTATCCGATGGCTCTGTAATAACCTTTGAAACATTCCAGAACTGTATAGCAATAATAGAATCTCTCGCAACTAATGTAGATTTTAAAGTAATAGACACAAAGGTTACCGCAGATCCATTAGCCAATGAAAGAAGAATAAGAAAACAATTAGACTCTAGATTCAAGTCAAGTGACGATGGATTACTTACGTTACTGCTTGTTGGATCTCAAATCGGCGTATTATATTTAATTCATGAGATATGTGGTCTATGGAGAGGTCCAGAACACGTCTCCGCCGCATCTAGCTGGCCAGCATCTGAACCAGGGGCGACTACAGAAGCACTTAGAGAAGTAGCTATATCTGCCGCTGTATCTGCCGCTGTACTTGGCATTAACAACGCGATGCTTTATTTATTTGCATCACAGAATACTAAAAAATCAGAAAAGACCAATACACTAATAGAAGGCGCCATAAGTAATGCTAGTCAAATAGACTTGCCGCCACTTGTACAAATGATTAAAAAGGCAATGTCGATAGAAGATTACAAAGTCATATTTGAATATTGCCTAAGATACATTAGTACCACTAACGAGCGTGGATATGAATTCTGGTTATCCTATGTATCTGCAAGAAAGATAAGATATCTATCTGCGAGGAATAGATCAGTTGGCCCCATGTTTAGTAAGAAACTATATTCTGCTAACAAGGGTACAAGATTACAGGATGGCCCACTAGTAAGTCCTGGCGACATTAGGATGCAATCAACTGACATTAATATGTCAGGATATCAATCTACACTTGGGAGCATTGCAGGTGGTCTGGCAGGCGCTATTAATGCAGCTGCTGTAACTCCTAATATTTCATATTTATGCGCAATGGAATATGAATCTAATGCATATATTGATGGACTATCCAAGCTTGCTCAGGTATTAGATACAAGACTTGGGAATGATACACTATGTTGTTTCATAAGGTTCTTTGGAGGACTAGACCGCGATCTTCTTATTAAAATAAGGACAGTGCTTAATGCATACATGAACTTCCAGCTATATGATCTGAATAAGCTGTTGGAAAACTTTGAGTCCGCACTTAGTAGCTGGATTACAGATACTGTATTGAGGCTCATATACTCATTAGTACAGGCTATAATTGATAAATTACTAAGAATGGTAATAGAATTTATAAATGAATTAGCAGGAGATATACAGTTTGTAATTGAGTGTCCTGTTGTTTTGGAGGCGATCCAAGGTATTCTAGATGCTATATTCGCAATAGCCAGAGATATAGACGAAATAATAAAGAATTATATGGCATCACTGGTATATAACTTAATGGCCACTGTTGGTCTGTCTGGTATGGATCAAGGAATGGACTCTACCTCTTCGATGTACCTGATATATAAGAAGAGGCGGTTTTACGAAATCATTAAGATTCTTGATGCTATAATAAATGCACTGGAAACAGCACACGTCTTCTGTGATGAACCAGATCCTGATAATCCATTGCAAATTTCCTATAACCAAATAGTTGAAAGTCCATTGTTACAGGATCTAAATGACTACCTAAATATCCCATCGGATGTAAAGAATTCATACTTCAAAGAGGCGACTGCTGTTATGCTTGATGATGGTACAGTAATACCTGACTATTCCAGAAATGTAATAGACATAGGTTCAAAAACAAATCCATCTAATACTATTCAGTCACAAGACGGCGATTCTTATGCTGGATGTATAAATCAGATGGAACATATTATTCCTAAAGACGTGCTAAAAAAATTCGGTAATAACCAGAACTAATATATGTCAGATATAAAAATAGACCTGCCTTTACCACAGTCGAATACAACAACCGCTAACGATGTAATTACAGCAGTTGATAAGGCCATGAGTCAGTTAAAAGACTTTAAGGCATCTGTTGGTGCTCCATATTCAGATAAACCAGACTTAATAATCAAAGAACAGAGAAGGCCACTTGCCGGCGTGATCCCGTACGGGAGCAAAACTAAGTCACCTGAATTAGGACGACGCGGAGTTTTTAACAGGCCATTCCATGATCTATCTGAAATAGCAAGAGCAATAGATACAGAGTCTTATCTCGCAAGATCTGTACAAAAGCATAGAGAATATGCTCTAAAAGAAGGCTGGACCATAAGCGGTAAGAACCCAGAAACAGTAGCTTATGTAAGGCAGCGGTTAATGGAGTTTGAGATGATCTCTTCCGTTACTACTGAAGAAGTAATAAGAGAGCTTACTACTAATCTTATTTCGTATCACACTGCATTATTGATCTTAAACAGAGAACCAGGTAAATCAACCGGAAGAGCAATAAGATTACACGGTAAGACTTTGGATCCTGTATCTGCTCTTTTCTGTATGGACCCCACGTCAGTACAAGTAGCTCAGAACGGTTCAGGAAGAGCTATAGCTTGGAAGCAAGAAGCCGAAGGCGAATCGGTTGAATTTGATGCAGATGATGTTGTCTGTATAACCATAGATAAGAAATCTGGTTTTATATTTGGTACGCCATATTGTGTACCTGTTCTTGATGATATTAGAGCACTTAGAAGACTCGAAGAGTTAGTTGAGTTGGTATCGCATAAACACTTGTTCCCACTATTCCATTATAAAGTGGGTAATGATACTCATCCGGCAGGACAAGTTGAAACTATACATGGTACTCTTATTGATGAAATAGAATTTGTCAAACAACAGGTTGGTGATATGCCTACGGAAGGCGGGATAGTCACTTCCGAAAGACACGAGATCACATTTATAGGTGCTAATGGTCAGGTTTTAGATCTACAACCATATATAGAACATTTTGAACAAAGAGTTATGGGTGGTCTTAGACTTTCTGGCATAGATCTTGGTAGAGGAGATACTTCTAATCGTGCCACAGCTGGTGTTATTAATAAGAACCTAATGGAAGCCGTAAAGGACTATCAGCAGGTCTTAACAGATCAAATAACTTCTAAACTACTTAACCTCTTAGTATTAGAGGGTGGCTTTGATTTAAACGAAGAGAATAGGGTAATCTTTAAATTCCCACCTATTGACAGAGAAGAAATGCGTGCTCACGAGCAGCATGGACTTACGCTCTGGAACTCCAATGTTATAACACTAGAAGAGTTTAGAAGAGAGTATTTAAATAAAGAACCATTAACTGAAGACCAAATAAAGAACGAGACATTACAGGGCCTATTTACTGTACCAATGACAGAAAAAGAAGGCGAAATCAACGCCAAAGTTAAGTCAGTTGGTGGTGCTTCCAAGGATAGTAAGTCTAAAAAACTTAATGCCAATATGACTAGACCTACTAATCAGTATGGTAAATCAGCAACTAAACCAAGAATAGCCAAGAATGATACTTTACATGAAGAAATTAGGCTATGCTGGATTAATGCAAGATTAGCCATAAATAGAGATGATGGTCTGGATAATACCGATTTTGTAATTAATAACTTTATTAATGAAAGTTATGCTAAATCCAAGACTATTGTTACCCAGATTATTAATGACGGTGCAGAAGATGCCAACGAAAGAACCTGTGTAAGAACGGTAGTTCCAACGTCACTTGCTGATGTTTTCCTTACAAAGGTAGTGAAATCAGACTTGCAGAAGATATCACGTAGGGTTATAATCCTATTAAAGAACGCCAAAGATAACGCAACAATTACAGCTACCTTTGATACTGTATTCGTAGAAATGTCCCAGGCCATAAAGAGATTTCAGGACGGAGCCTATCGTTTTGGCTTCGCTGAAGCATCAAGAATGGCAGGATATGATAGAATACTTGTCAAGGAAGGTGATAATGTTGTCAAAACTATTCACCTTGACGGTATGTCAATAAAGGATGTCTCATTCGATTCTAAGGACGAGACATACGTAGAAATAGATGAAACATCTAAAATTTGAAGATACATTCCTACTCGGCAAGGCTAAGGTTTTAACCGATAGTCTTAGTCTTGTGGATCAAGTAACAACAAGCGGCAAGAATGTCCGCTTAGTAGTCAAGATAAGAGCGACACACAGCGGTACCCTACAGAATAATAGGGTATACCCTGGTTCCAAGATGAAGGATGCAACTTCAAGTTGGATACAGCCTTATAAACTTCCAATTCTAACTAATCATGATCAATATAGTGGTGATCCAATTGGAAGAGTAATAGCAGCAGAGTACCACCAGCTAAAGTTTGGTGATGACTTCAAAAATGACTACAGGAAGCCAGGTATCGGGGAAGACCTCGGATCTGGTTTTATCATTTTAACAAGTACCATAAGCGATAAGGCTGCTATAGAAAAGGTCTTAGATGGTAGATATGAAACAGTTTCAACTGCTCATACTACCAATCAGGCTATATGTTCCATCTGTGGTCAAGACTGGCTTAACATGCCAGTTAACTCAGATGAAGAAATTTGCATGCATAGACCTGGAAAGAAATATACCATTGAAGACAGACAGCTTACCTGTTATCTAATCGGTGGTGATATGGAATACAAGGAAATGAGTTACGTCAACGTTCCTGCACAGAAGAACGTTAAAACTCTTTCAATGAATCTTGAAGCATTAGAAGATTCAATAGCAGGCAAAGAAGAAGCCGCATCATTTATCTCATGCCAAGAAGGTCAGACAAGAGAACTATGCCTTGTCGACGTAGATGGCAATAAGATTGATCTGTCCTTAAGACCTGGTCAAAAGGACGAAATACCAGATAGTTACAAGAAACTCACGCCGACCGTAGTTTCCTTTGGCGATGCCAATATGGATTCTATCTTCGGTGTGGTAGAAATAAACAAGACAGCTGCAGAAGCTGTTGCCGCAAAGCTCGAAACCAAACCAGAAGCTTCCACGGAAAAACCTATGGACAAATCAGAATTGAATAAAAAGGAAACACCTACCAATAAGGTAGATGAAAAACCAGTAACTCCAGTTGCTGATAAACCAGTGGAAGATGCTGCTCAGGCCGCTGCCGCTGTTGTTATTCCTCCTGCCGAAACAGTAGTTACACAGGTTGTTTCCGACGAAACAGATGCAATGATAGTAATATCAAAGAGCATTGTTGACGCTGGAATCCTTGCTTCTGCTAGCTCTAAAGCCGAGAGAATCCAAGAACTTGCTGCTCTTTTTGATACCAAGGTATCTGAGAATACAAAGAAAGCAGTGAGAGCTTCTACCTTCTGTGGTCCTGATAAGTCATTCCCAGTTCTAGATAAGGACTACGCAGAAGCTGCAAAGAATCTGTTGGATGCAACTAATCTCAATGAGCAGCAAAAGAGCCGAGTTCTTTCAAGTGTTTCTAGGAAAATGAAGTCTCTTTCTGACACTGCTACTCAGGCGCCAGAAGCTAAGCCAGCAGATGTAAAACCGGCTCAATCAGTCGATAGTGCCACTAAGGCACAAGAAATTATCGAGAAACTGATGAAAGAGCGTGATACACTATTAGATAA